TTAATCATATTATGTGCCTTGTGTGTTAGTTGTTGTATTAGGGTTTGTATAATTAATTGATGGACCTAATAATCCACCAAATCTAGCAACACCTAAATTATTATTTGGTGTATTTGCCCATTGAGAATTAGAAAATAAATTTGTTGGCGAAGTTAAAAAATTCATAATATGTGGAATCATGTAATTATAAGGAACGCTAGGGTGAATCATTGATGCCAATTGAACTGGAACTTGCTCTTGAATTGCTAGAGCTGGAGCTGCTAAAACTGGAGCAGGATTAGTAAAATTCCATCCTCTATTCCAATCCAATGGGCTACTTGTTCCTTGTATTCCTGTATTTGTACCTGTTAAAGCATCATACATAATTATTACCTTATAATGTTTTTTCTACTATAATATATCTGTTTTCAAATCCGTAAGCACGTTTCCAAAGCCTAGCTACTGCTTCAAATGCTGCTCCCTGTATTTTTGTACCACCATTGGCTTTAACCCATTGTTCAAACTCACCAAAACCTTGCTTATCTGTTTTGCCACCAATAGCTGTTATAAATGCCACTCTGTCGTTAGGATAATTAATCCACTCTATAGTCATAGCACATTTAATTATTAAATCTTCTTCTGTACCTACACAAAGAACTTGTTTACCTTGTGTAAGCAATACTTTAAGTTGGTCAAGGTCATATTCACCACCAGAATGAGCCATAGCTCTATCTAGCATGATTTCTACCTTATTCCATGTTTGTTGAATATGTGATGTAGGAACTACATAAAACTTTAGCACTCAAACCTCCATGTGTACGGTCTGAATCCTAATTTTGGTGCAATCTTTTCAAAGCCCTTACGGTAAGAACTGAATGTTATGTCTTTAGCATTAGATTTATGTGCTATTTCCGCTATCTCTGCTAAACCTTCTGACAGTATGTCATGTGAACTACTGTAAGCAGCCCATACATGAAGTGAGTTATTTATAAGTTGTGTTATAATGTAACCTATAAAGTAACCGTCTTTAATGCCTAGATATAATTGAGCCTTGCCTACCTTAATATCACAATAGGCATCTTCTGGAATCCAGTCACCACCTAGTTCAGCTATTTCACCTAGACTGGGTTTAATCTGATTCCAAACTTGTTTTAATTCATTAGGGTTGACGTGTTTAAGTATCATCCTACTATTATATAACGATATGTCCTAACTGCGGCATGGTTGCCATAGTGAACTACGCAAGAACCTTTAGCAAAGGTATCAAAATAAATGTCTATTAATTCAGCAGCAGAGTCATGGTTGATAGGCATGAATAAGATGACTGATTGAAACCCTATACGTTCATCATAAAGTGTTGAGCTAGTGGTGTGTGCTGTAGTTACAAAGTCGCCTGTATTATTAGACTTGCCTTCTATTAAGCCATTTACAACTGTGCTTATTTCTCTAGGTTCTGCACCACTAGGGTTTAATTTACGATATGCACCTATATTTGCCATTATCTATTGCCTTGTGGTTCTATATTAATATCTACTCCTATAGCAGTAGTCCAATTTCCTGTAGGAGTAACGGATAATCTATGATAACGACCAGCACTTCTTAATGGCACTCTTGTACCTTCACCACTAGCGGCTGCTGTAGTAAATGTAATGGTATCGTCTAATTCTCTACGAGAGGCAATAGCAACTGTGCCTGCACCATTATCTGTAATGGGTCTGGCTAGTGTTACAACAGAGTTATAACCTTGCTCTACGTCAGAAGTAATAAGATTAGCTGTAGTATTATCACCATTAAAGGTAATTATCTTTGTATCCTTCATGCCACCAAGAATATACTTACCACCTGTCCAGATACGAGAATCAAGTGAAGCTGGTACTAATTCTAAACTTGCATATAGTGTGCCAATGTTTTCTAGTGTAAAGCCTGATGATGCAGCAGTACCTAAATAAGTAGATGTTGTTGCACATCTTGACCATCTTTGTATTTGCCAATTATAAACAAGTAATTCACGACCACCTGATGTGGTTGGATAATTCCATATTACTATTTTACGCACAGGGTCAATAGTAGAACTCATGGTTGAAATATTGCTAATGTTTAAATTAGCATAAAAGTATTTGTCTACTTTTTCTGCACCTATAGGTGTGATACTTTGACCATCACAAGCATAAAAACCATCATCAGATAAGAAGTAAGTGATGCCTGCGTATTGAGCTACAGAGCCACCATCTATACATCCTAAATTTCTACTAATTGCATCAAATTGAAAGAAAAATGGGCTACCAATATATGACATTCTATATATGGCTTTTTCTAATAGGACAAGTCCGTATTCGCCACCTGTAATGCCTGTTATGTCCCCACCATCAGGAATAATCTGATAATCACTTTGTGATGCTGAACCACTAGTCCAATCCGTTTCATCTGAAATATCACTCCAGTTTACCTTGTTAGGTGTACCACTAATGTTAGCTGCAACTACGAAGTCCCTAACGACTGTGATATACTTACATATAGGAGCAGAAGCATTTACATCTGCAAAAGCAGTAGAGGTGTTTATTGTCCATGCTTGTATTTTTTCTGCATAATTAGAAGCTAATATGACACCACCGAATTGTGTAAAGCTCCATCTTGTAGAACCTGAATAACCACCTACTTTACTTTTATCTTCAAGGTCTAGTGTTGTACCATTAAACTTAAATAGTTTAGTAGCTCCACCTGCAAAAAGTTGTGTAACTGAATTAAACTTACCTGCTACAATATTATTAATGTTTTCTGATGCAGCGTTAGAAAAATTAACTGCTGATGGAAAAGGTATATATCCTGATGTAGAAGGTACTACATTATTAGCGTCTAATAATGACTCTGCAATAGCAGGTTGGTCAGGTTTCCATTCTGTAAATGGTATTCTTTGAATTGGCATATTAACCTTACTTAAAAACTGCTATGGCTAAAACACCTGTGCCAGATGCTGTTGTCCATGTTACTGAACGACCTGCTTCTGCGGTAGATGTATAATAAGAACCTGCTGCATAAAATACTGCACTATTAACACTTCCACTATGGTCAGTAGTCATACCTGTTAATGTCTGTGTTGCACTTCCAGATGATATAAAACCACCTATGGCAAGGCTATCTGTGCCTAAAGTGACAGAAGCAGAATAAGCTGTTGCTATGTCTGTATAGGTAGATGTAGGTGTATAACTTTTTAAGTTAAGAACTCTATAAACTTTAATAGCAGGGTTAGTTAAGTTACCATCTAAAGTAACACTTACGCTGTCATTAAGACTTGCAGTATTTGCTATCCATACTTGAGCTACTGGTCCTGAAAATGATGTTGCTGTCACTGCTTGGGTTGCTGATACTCCACCAATAGTGCAAGCAGAGATACTGCCTGTGCATAGAGTAACTACAATAGTGGTTCTTCCATTACTTGCATCACCAAGACTTACACTTGTAAATGCGTATGTTGGTATAGCAGCGGTAGCGTAACTTGCCTCTGATACATAACTATAAGATATAGGGTTTTTAGATGTTAAGAAACCATACCCACCAGCACCACGACCTTTGCTAATTAAATTAGGCATTAAAGTTCCTTATGCAAATTTAGTTTGTGATACTAATACTGTAAATGTGGCAGAAGCTGTTTTAATAATGGTATAGGAATAAGCATCTATACTATTAGCGTTACCTGCTGTAAATGCTACACCACCTGTATATTTAGGTGTAACAGCATTACCATCTATAGTAATAGAACTGTTGTAATAAGCAGTTGAGCCTTGTGTAACCAAGAACACGACTGTAAGTGCATCACCTGTTGCCATAGCAGTATTTAAAGATGTGCCACTAGATGCTCTAAAGTTTACTATCCAATTACCTGAAGCATCACTTGTATAATATAAGACTGACTGTGTGGTTACGTCATATTGTTTTGTGCCAGTAGCTGCTGTTGCACTTACAGTTACAAAGTCTATAGCGTTTAAGAATTTAGAAGATAAGATACTTGTAGAACCTGTAAAGGTTTGTTGTGCAGTAAATGATTGAGTAACGTCTGTTTTAGCTGTATCAGCATCATAGGCTTGAACATCTGTACCTATCACTAGACCAAGTGCTGTTCTAACACCACCAGCAGTAGTGGCAGCAGTACCGCCTTGAGCAATACTTAAAGCAGTGGTAAGACCTGTGAGAGAAGTTATATCAGAGTTAGCACCACTAACAGCAGCACTTAAAGATGTTCTAGCAGCAGCCGCAGTTACCGCAGCAGTACCACCTGAAGCTATAGGTAAAGTATCGCCACTTGTTCCACCTTGCCAATCTTTAAGGTGTTTCATGAGTGAACGAATAGCATTGTTTATGCCACTAGGTGAACAACTTTCTGCTATGTCTATACTGTCTATGTCTGTATTAGAAGCTGCAGTAGCTGAATATTCTGATATTTTCGTCTTTGCCATTTTTTATCCTATTTGTGTCCATGTATTTGAGCCTGCTGTAGATGTAGTCCATTCCTCACCTAACCTATATCCTTTTGCTGAAACTGTAGCTGAAGCTGTAATTGTTGCATTTCTACTATAGGTAGCAAAGGCTATACCTACGACTAATGCACTTGCCGTTATATTAGCCTCACCTACACTTGTAAACCCACCTATCGCTGATACTATTGCAGATGCAGTAATAGCTGCACTTGCAGTAATAGCTGAAAACATATCACAAGTAAGTGTTGCTGTAGCAGTAATAGTTGCTATTGCACTATGAACAGCGGTTGCTATTGAGCTAAAAGAAGTAGAACAAAAGGGAGCTTGGCTAAACATTATGGTGTATTTCAATCCAAGATGTTGTTGTTTCGTTCCATTTATACATTTTATCGTCACTAGGCATATCTACAGGTGCTTTCCATTGTGCTTTATCTTCATCTAATACCCATGAGTTAAAAGGTTTTGGTGCAATAAAAGCATCACGACCTTCGTCATAAGTGTAACCTATACGTGCATAGTTTTTTCTAAATGGTGTGCCACCTAATGTATGTTGTCCAGCTTGTGTATTATATGAAGTTTGTTTCCAAGTATCTCTTGTATTATAAAGTTGATTAATAAAATTTACTCCAGCTTGTTCAGTAGTTGCAATATCATTAGATATTACAATTACTTGTTGAACTATATTTCCTACTCCTAATTTTGCAAAATGTGCCATAATTTATCCTGTTATACTTCCTGATGAGTTATAAACTAATATTGTGTCTGCACCAGAAGTTGTAACTGTTGGAGAACCAGTTGTAATTCCTGAATAACTTGCAGTTGGCATACGAAGTATTACAACTCCTGAACCACCAGTTTGACCAGTTCCTTGTCTATGTGACCCACCACCAGCACCGCCACCTGTATTTGCTGTACCATTTTCTGGAGAAGTTGTAGCTTTTTTTCCACCTGCACCACCACCACCAGAACCACCATTTCCAAGAGTATTTGTTCCTCCACCGCCACCACCACCTGCTCTTGTTACTGAAGAACCTGTAATTGAAGAAGCCAATCCAGCACCACCTGCACCACCAACACCTGATGCTGCGGCATTAGAACCAATTGCACTAGCACCACCACCACCGCCACCTGATGCAACAGTCAAACTTGTACGAACACCATTTCCACCACTGTAACCTTGATTTGCAGTTCCTGCCCCACCAGAACCTGTGGAATTTGATTCACCACCACCATGACCACCACCACCAGAACCACCTGATGAAGAGGTGGCGGTAATGGTGGAAGCACCACCAGCTGCACTTGTTACATTAACGGAAGTTCCTATAATGCTTGAATCATTACCACTAGCACCAACTGTGATTGTATAAGCAACTCCTCCTACAAATGTTAAAACTGCTTCTGAACTTCCACCACCACCTGATGCTTCTGTTGAATATGAATTTCTATAACCACCTGCACCACCACCACCCGCATTCATGTCGTCTTGACCATTTGTCGATACTGTAGTACCACCACCACCAATTACTAAAAAATCTACTGAATAAGGAGATGGTGATAAAGAAAGTGTACTTTCATTAACACCAGATGTTGCTAACCAACCTTGTGTAGAATCTACATAAGTTACAGTTACAGCTTCTCTTTCTGTATTTACGTCTCTAGTAGCTGTTAGACCATTAATTTTATTTACACCAGCACTTAATGTTATTGCATTTGTGTCAAAAGTTCCTGCGTAATCTACTATCTGAACATAATCTCCAACAGATGGTGAAGCAGGGAGAGTTACAGTAAATGTAGATGAAGTTGTATTGCAAGGATAACCATTACCAGCAGTTGCCGTAAACCCAGTTGTCTGAACTGATTGCCAAGATGTTCCAGTAGATATAGTTGCAAACTGTAAAGCAGTAGCACCACTATTAGTTCTTAATACTTGTAATGAAGTTCCAATAGCAGTTAATCCAGTACCACCATTAGCTACTGGTAAAGTGCCTGTGACATTAGTAGTTAAACTTGTGTGAGCAGTTGCTGTTGTGCCTGTGCCACCATTAGCAATAGGGAGTGTGCCTGTTACACCTGTTGTTAAAGGTAGCCCTGTAGCACTTGTTAGGGTAGTTGTGGCTGCAACTGTACCAAGACCTATAGCGTTACCACTAGCATCTTTATATAATGCCTTACTAGCTGGATAAGTACCAAAGACATCTTTAGTGCCAGCAGTAAAACTTACAGCAGAACCTGCGTTAGATGACTCTAATACAGTTGTCCTAGCTAACGTACCTGCGGCTACTGTGCCTAATCCTGTTTCCCATTCTGTACCATTGATAATAGTGTAATAGGTAGTATTAGTGTTGCCTATTGCACTAGAGAATGTTTGGAAGCCAGATACTGCACCTGCTAAAGTAAGCGTGCCTGTGCCTGTGGTCGTGCTTGTTTCTCTTACCCTGTCTTTAACGACTAAAGCCATGATTATTCCTATAAAATTGTTGATGTAACATTATGAGAACCACATTCGCAACATACAAATACTTGATGCTTACCATGTTTCCCATGTCTTAATTGTAAATTTTCTATTGTATTATCTTGAGTATCACCATTAATATGATGAACTGTTTCATTTTTGGTTAGAGGTCTTTTTAAACTCTGTGCCATTACTAATCTATGTTCCATTACATAACCATTAGATATTGCCATAGATGAATATAAATTGTCTTTTGTTATAGACACAAAAACATATCCTCTTTGAACGTGTTTACCACCTTGCCAAGCATGATGTCTTATACCCCTTCTCATGCCACATTCAATCCCATTAAATTGCAATAGTCTTGATATTGCTTTTTGTGATGTATGAAGTTGTAATGCTATTTTGTCTTGACTTAACCCACCATTATATAAATCAATAACTGTTTTAGTAAATTCTTCGTCAAATATTTTATTTTTATTGCCTTGTCTTCTGCGTTCTATTTTATTACCTTTAAGAATATTCCTAATGGTTACAAAATTAACATTAAACAATTTACCTACAGCTTCTAAACTTAAACCTTCTTTATATTTATCTATAACCTTTAATTCATTTTCATAAGATAATTTACAATTATGATGCCTTTTACCTTGATACATAACGGACTCCTCATATTAAAGTTTCCGTTATTATATCATACTAACTCAAAGTCACACTTAAATTACCAGAGCTAAT